AATATGAAAAGAATAACAACAAAAGAATTATTATCAAGAATTGAAAAGCATGAGTCTGAGTGCAATATAAAGTACGACCATATAAAGGAAAGACTTGATGAGGGTTCTAAGAAATTTATAAGAATTGAATATTATATCTGGGGGATATATGGTGCGATTTTTATTACTTTTTTTGCTGATAAGCTCTTATAGTTTTGGTCAAGACACTGATAGTGGAAACTCAAGTACGCAGTCTGGTGATCTAAACACTAATCAACAAGGTGCAACAGTAGATAGCAACAATGAAACAACCACTAATACTAATCAGTATAATGGTGCAGGATCAGCTTCAGAGATACCAGTGGCCTCTGCTGTAGCACCAAGCCTGATGTCAGGTGGTAACGACAGTTGTTTGAAAAGTTTAAGTGGTGGTGTATCTACATTACAAGTGGGTATAAGCGCAGGTAGATACCAAATAGATGAGGATTGTAATAGACGTAAAGATGCACAGATGTTATTTACGTTGAATATGAAGATAGCGGCAATAACCAGGATGTGTCAATCAGATGATGTCTGGCTATCAATGTTTAAATCTGGAACACCTTGTCCTTTAATAGTAAATGGTAAGGTAGTAGCAGGTAAAAACGCTTACTTAACTATGAAGCGTAAACCAAAACTTTTTGTTAGAAACTACAAAAAGAATGCAAAATACTTTGATGTTGCTCTAGGAATTAATGGAGATAAAAGTAATGGAAAAGATAAAGAAAATAGTAATGGCAAGTCTATTTCTGATCGCTTCCGCACAGCTGAGTGGTGACACCAACAATGGTGTCTACTACCCTCAATCAGTTAGCTTTGGCTCTTTGATAGACCCAAATATAAATCCTTTACGCCCACAAGGCGATTTCACAGAAATACAAGAGCTTATCAACACTGCAAACTATATAAACACTCAAGTTAGTAATGCCACTGCAAGTGTTATCGAAATGCAGATAGGAGTTCCAATCAGTGCAGATAATGTTGATGGGTTGATTGTGCCAGTTGCAGGTAGAACTGATAGTCATAAAATCGATCTCTTAGAAGTTGCCTATTATAATCAATCTATACTAGATACAGCAAATGCTAATTATTACTCAGCAGAGCATTTATTGGTGGATAGCTATGAAGAAAATAAAGCAGAAATGTCAGCGGCAGTTGATATGTTTACGGATGCGGCAACAGAGATTTCAAAGGCAGAGCAAATATACACAGAGGCTATTAATGCTCAAACTGATGATGAACGTATCCAATTGCAAAATTATATTCGTGCTAACGATGTGCAGATTGACCAATCAACAGTTCAAGTTTTTAACCAATCGCTTGACACAATTGAAAATAAAGCACAAGAAGCTACAGCAAGCCTATGGGCAAGCCAAGATACAAATACCCTTGCAATGATTAACTATGACTCTATAGCAACCTTGTCTAATATGACAAATGCTTCTGTAGATTACGATGCCTGGTCAGATCAAATGACAATTACTTGGGGTGATGGTGTAAGCGATACTGTACTTCAGGGTGTATTTTTTAATAACGAGGGTGCTATAGGATGGACTCAGGCTGTCACAGAGGTCTATGATGGCTTTTATGGTGATACCCCTCCCATTACTATTAATGAAATGTATTCAGCGTATGAGTATGGGAAAGGCGAAACAATAGCATCTATGGGTAGTGGTTATCAAGTAAATGCTAAGCTGTACGATCCAGTACAGTTAGTAGAGGATGTTATAAATATTACTAACGAAAACCCAACAACCAACTACAATAATCAAAACGGAAATCTAGGTGGATTATGAGTTTAGAAGATATTGAGTTAAACGTAGGTGGTACAAAATTTAAAGGAATCTATGTTGCTATACTTATAAGTTTTGCGACTACAATAGGTGGTGGAATATGGGCGGCAAGTGAATTTGTATCAAGAATAGGCAATTTAGAGACAAGTTTTGAAGAGGCTGTGCAAGTTATAGGCAAAATAGAGCCTCTTGAGATAGAAATGGCTTCCATTAGGACAAAAATAGAGGATAATGATCTAGGGCATCTGCAAGGCAAGTTGGCGGAACTAGACACACTATTGCTTAGCATAAAAGAGCGTCAGACTGAAGTGTTGACAGATGCCTCTGAATCTACATCTAAAGTCAATGCAATGGAAAAAGATTGGATTGAGGTTAGAAATGAATACAAAAAGATGGCTGATGCCATAAAAGATTTTGAAAAAAAGGTAAATAATTTCAAAAAGGAAGTTGATGATTTATGGAAAGGATTGGATGCGGCTTCATCACCACTAGGATAATATTATGAATTTTATTAAAGATTTAAAAAAACTTATTACTAAATATATATTGATAATTAAGGCAAAGTGGATAGGATTTGTAACAGAAGCACAAATACTTCTTGGTCTTAAATTAAAACCTATGGTTAAACCTAAAGTAAAAGCTAAAGCAAAGAAAAAGAAAAAGGCTAAAAAGTAATGGCTAAAGACCCAAGACTTAAAAGAGCAAGTGTTGAGGGGTTCAATAAACCCAAACGTACACCTAATCACCCTACTAAATCTCACATTGTTGTAGCTAAAGAGGGTGATAAGATAAAAACAATACGTTTTGGTCAGCAAGGTGCTAAAACTAAACCACCAAGAAAAGGTGAAAGCGAAGCAGATAAAGCTAAACGTAAGTCTTTTAAAGCACGACACGCTAAGAATATAGCCAAAGGTAAGATGTCAGCGGCTTTTTGGGCTGATAAGGTAAAATGGTAATGGCTAAGTTAACTAAACGTCAAGAAGATACTCTTAAACGCCATAAACAGCACCATACAGCGAAACACATGACATTTATGAGGAAAGAGATGCGTAAAGGTAAAACTTTCAATCAGGCTCATAAAGATGCTATGAAAAAAGTAGGTAAATAATGGAAAGAAAGTTTAGAAAAGTAGCAAAAGATAAAAAAACTGGTGTTGCAAAAAAATACTTATCTGGTGCAAAAAACAAAGCTAAAAAAGCTAGTGAACTAAAGCGTACAGCCAGAGCTTATAAGCGTGGCGAGTTTATTGATATCAAAGCAGTTCAAAAATCGAGGGTAGCTCAAGATGGCAACAAAAAAACCACCAAGAAAACCACTAAGCGAAAGCGTTAAGAAGACCCTTAGAGAGAAAGCTAAAGGTTCTAGGTTTACTTCTACACAATTACAGCAAGTGTATCGTAGAGGTCAAGGTGCTTACTTATCTGGCGGTTCTCGTAATGTATCAATGGCGGCTTGGGCTATGGGGCGTGTAAACAGTTTTGTTAGTGGTAAAGGCGGTGCTAGAAAAGCAGATGCTGATATTGCTAAAAAATCAACTAAGAGGAAATAGTTATGCCATATCATTATGGAGAAACAAAACCTAAAAAAAAAGCTAAGAAAAAACCTAAAAAGAAACCAAAGATGAGGTGATTTATGGCTGAAGAAAAAACTTTAGTTAAGAAAAAAGCTCCTAAGAAAAAAGAACCAGTTAAAGAATTAAATTTTGTAGAAAAATCTAGGCTTAAAAGGAGAAAAAAATGAATTTTGGTGCAATCAAAAGTTTAGTTGGTGCAGTTGCACCTACATTAGGCACAGCATTAGCAGGGCCACTAGGCGGTACAGCGGCTCAAGCAATAAGTGCTGTATTAGGGTGCAAATCTGACCCTAAATCCATTACAACTGCTATGCAAAACGCTACACCAGAGCAATTAGCTGAGATAAAAAAAGCTGAATTAGACTTTGAAGCACAAATGAAAAAGATGGATGTTGACGTTTTTAACTTGGAGACTGCTGATGTTCAAGATGCTAGAAAAGCACATAAAGGAGATTGGACTCCCAGGGTATTTGGATTATTTTCTCTTGTCGGTTTTCTGGGTTACATCTTCCTTGTTACTCTCCAACCACCTGATGCAAACTCTGACACTATTGTTAGTCTTGTTCTTGGGTATCTTGGTGGCCTCGTCTCAGGAATAAGTGCATTTTATTTCGGTGCAAGTCACGCTGAAAAATAAAAATTTTGGGAGGTATTTCCTTGAATATTGAAAGACTAACAGATCAGCTCATTATCGATGAGGGTCTTAAATTAAAGCCATATCGATGCTCTGCCGATAAATTGACTATTGGTGTTGGCAGAAACATAGAAGAAGTAGGTATTACTGAGGAAGAGGCTCGATACTTACTTAAAAACGACATTGATATGGTTACAGCACAGTGTCTGGCAGAGTTTCCCTGGTTCATAGGGCTTAGTGATTTAAGAAAAGAAGCTGTTGTGAATCTTGTCTTTAACATGGGTTTGACTACCTTTAAGAAGTTTCAAAAGACTATTGGATACATTGAGCAAGGTTTATTTGAGTTGGCAGGTACTGAACTTCTTGATTCTAATTACGCTAGGCAAGTAGGTAATCGAAGTGTTCGAGTTGCCAATATGCTTGCTAATGGTTAACTCTCCGCATCCATAATTGCCTTTCCTATTAACTCTGGTATCTGGGGAACAACTGCGTTCCCTAGGCATCTAAGTCGGTGTGTTCTAAGGGAAACCCCATGAGCCACTCTACCCACGTTGGGTTCAGTCTCCCAGGCTCGCCCTTGAACTCCACTGAGTCTGGTAAGGAGTTGTTGTCTGATCTGTTGGTTTTCTCCCTTGCTTCTGGTGTTCTCGCCCCCTTGTGATCCCTTGCTGTTGGTGTTGGAAACATTCTCACTTGATCTGCTAGATTTAAGCTGTGACTTGTTTTTCCATTTTTGCTCTGTCTTCTGCCAGTTTTT